AATAATGGAGCAGATACACTTATCGGGGGTACTTACAGATACCTGCTCAGCAAAAGAAGCCCACAACAAGATTCCACTCACCCCCATAACCACTGATTAAATTTACGTAATGACTACTGAGAAACCTAAAAAAATAGGGCAACCTACTAAGTATCAAGAAACCTTCCCAGAATTGCTCTTGGCGATGGCGGCCGACGGTATGTCGGACTGCCAAATCGCAAGAAAGCTGGGTGTAGGGCGAACTACGCTCAATAATTGGGCAAACGACGACACTAAACCGGAATTTAAGGCTGCTTGGGAAGACAGGAAAGACTACAGACAGGCATTTTACGAAGACCTAGTCCGAAAAATCATCTCAGGAGAAGAGCAAAACTGCTCCACGGCCAAAAAAGACTTACTTATCAGGACCTTAGTGACTCAATTCCCAGATAGTTGGGCAGATACTCGTAAAACGCAGCTCGAAATTACAGATAAAACGAAGCACATGTCTGATAAAGAGCTCGAAACTACGATTAACCACAAGATTAAGCAATTGTTAGGTCTGAAACCGGATTTAAAACTGGTAGATGGCGATGAAGCTAAGTGATATAGAGGCTGTAGATTTCTCCAAACTGACTAGGAAGGAGAAACTAGACCTACTTAGCTCACTTACTGAGCTGTCAGAGCGGGTCACTTTTAATAAGCTGGCTCAGATGTATCCCCAAGAAGGACCATTCTCTAGAGACAAGTACTCTAAGCAGATGGACTTTTTCTCAAAGGGACTCAAGTTTAGACAAAGAGCTCTTATGGGTGGTAACCGAGTAGGGAAGACTTTAGGGGGAGGCTGCGAAGCAGCTTACCATTTAACAGGTCTATACCCCGAATGGTGGACAGGGAGAAAGTTCGACTCTGCCATAAATATGTGGGCTTGCGGTATCAACAATGGACGTGTTAGAGACACCCTCCAGGAAGTGCTCCTAGGACGCTATGGGGAGCTCGGTACGGGCTTAATCCCTAAAGACCTTATCATGGACGTGTCTACCAAACCAGGCGTCCCTAAGGGCGTTTTAGACGTTTGGGTGAAGCATGTGTCAGGACACACATCACACTTGATTTTCAAGTCTTATGAAGAAGGTATGGATGCCTATATGGGTACGGCCCAAGATGTTATCTGGTTTGACGAGGAACCACCAGAAGATATCTACTTAGAAAGTTTAATGCGTCTGGCTACAACCAACGGGATACTATACTGTACGTTTACCCCTCTAAACGGGTTCTCTAACGTAGTAATGAAGTTCCTAGATGACGGTAAGTTCCCAGATAGTGCCAAAATGGAACAAACTGGTAAATATGTTCAGCGGGTGGAATGGGATGATATTCCCCACTTAAGTGCTGAAACTAAAGCCGAGTATATGGCAGGTATTTTGCCCCACGAGAGAGAATCTCGTTTAAAAGGTATTCCGACGGTAGGTGAAGGTAAAGTCTACCCAGTAGCGGAAAGTGAATTCGTAATTTCCCCTATAGCACTAAACCCAGAATGGCCTAGAGCTTACGGTTTGGACGTAGGTTGGAGAGTTACAGCGGCAGTTTTCGGGGCTTATGATGCCCAAACAGACACTTGGTACATTTACGACGATTACCTAGTAGAGAAGGAATCTCCTGGGTTCCATGCTGGTAACTTAAGAAAGAAAACAGGTAAGTGGATTCCTGGGGCAATTGACCCGTCAGCAGCTGGTGCGGGTAAGCAAAAAGACGGGTATGCTCTCTTAGACGCTTATAGAGACGAAGACCTAGACCTATATATGGCTGATAACTCAGTCGAGATAGGTATTAGATCTGTTTATGAAAGACTATGTTCAGGACGAATTAAAGTCTTCTCTAATTGTCAGCAGTTAATCAGAGAGTTTCGCACCTATAGGTACGACGGTAAAGGTAAGATTGTCAAGTCTAATGACCATGCCATGGACGCTTGGCGATATTTAATTATGACCGGGGAAGAGATAGCTAGAGTTAACCCTAAATACGAAGAAGAACTTAACGGGTATCAGAAACAAGCTATTATCACATACCAACGAGATCCAATTACAGGATATTAAGACTAATGAGTTTGAAGCAGTTAGAGAAGTACGCATCTTCTAATAATATAGCAGATCTCTTGGATGAAGACAAGCTGGCTGAAGTTAGCCACTTAGTTATGGATGGTTTTGACAGAGACAAATCTTCTGCAGAGGATTGGCTTACTAAGGCAGATAAAATCATGTCTTTAGTCAACCTACCCTTAGAAGAGAAGATGTTTCCTTGGCCAGGCGCTGCCAACATTAAGTATCCACTGCTTACTATGGCTATCTACCAATTTAGCTCTAGAACACTACCAGAATTCGCTAGAGACGGTAATATTGTTAAGCCTCGCATCATTGGTAGAGACCCTACAGGGTTAAAGTTTAAGAAGGGTGGTCGAGTTTGTGATTACCTTAACTATAAGCTTTTAGACGAGGACTCTTCCTGGTGGGACGAGCACGATAAACTATTACATGTAGTTTCAGCTATAGGTACAGCCTTCACTAAGACTTGCTATAACCCTCTTACAGGTAAAGTTGAAAGCAAACTGATTAATTACAGAGATATTATCGTAAATAACAGCGCTCCAAGCTTAGATGAAGCAGCTAGAATCAGCCATAGGGTTATGATGTCTAAAAATGCTGTCATCCAAGGTATTAGGTCAGGTTTTTATTCTGACGTAGAGCTTTCTAGCATGATGGCTGACGATGAGACTAAAGGGCCTGAAATTGAGTTTATAGAACAGCACTGCCTCTTAGATTTAGATGGGGACGACTACGAAGAACCGTATGTTGTTCTACTTCACCCAGATTCTAGACAGATTTTAAGAATTACAGCTAGTTATGGTCCAGAAGATGTATTTTTAAACGAAAAAGACCAAGTAGCTAGTATTGTAAGACGAAAATACTTTACAGATTATCACTTTTTACCTAATCCAGACGGTTCATTCTACTCTAACGGGTTTGGAACACTACTCTTATCGTTAAATAGTGCTGTTAACTCCATTTTGAACCAATTAGTAGACGCTGGAACACTGTCTAACACCCAATCTGGGTATATTGACGGTAAAGTAAGAATTAAGAGGGGCGAGCACCAACTTAAACCTGGTGAATTAACTCCTGTAGAAGGCACTGGTAACAGAACCCTAGACGAAAGCATCTACATGCTTAACTTTAAAGAGCCTTCCAGCACATTATACCAATTGCTAGGATTAATCATAAACGCTACTAGAGAGCTTACTTCTACAACAGAAGTTATGACAGGTAACGTTGAAACTCAGAACACATCACCTAATACACTCGCTCAGACCATCCAACAAGGTATGACGGTTTATTTGGCTATCCAACGTAGAGTGTTCTCTGGCTTAAAGAAAGAGCTGAAGCTTATATTCGAACATTATGGGGTTTATGTTGACCCTAGAGACTATGTGACTGTCCTAGACCTGTCTGAACAAGAGTTAGTCGAGGTGTTTCCTAACGGCTTTAACCAGGTAGCAGATTTTGACCCTACAGTAGCAGACGTAGTACCTGTTTCAGATATGAACTCATCTACTGGCGTACAAAGAGCTTTGAAGGCCCAATCTCTCTTTAATATGTATGCAGCGGCTCCTGGGCTGTTTAATGGTCAAGAGATCGCTAAAGAGATGTTAATTGCCCAAGACTTGGCAGATGTCGAGAGATTTATTGCTCCACCTCCCCAAGGGCCAAACTTACAAGAAATTGAGATTCAATCTGAGATAGCTGATAAAGCTGCTAAGACTAGAATCGAAGAGATGAAGCTCCAAATAGATATGATGAAGCTGCAACTTGAAGAGCTGAAAGTTAAGACTCAAGCCGGCAAGACTATCGCAGAGACTAAAGCTATAGACTCTAACGTTCAACTGAGTGCTATCCAACACCAAGTAGAAACGATGTCTAGAGCTATCGAGATGGAACAAAGAGACAAGGAACTACAAATAGCCGCTCAATCTAATAAGAGTGCTCAATAGTGGATCCTGAAAAGCTTTTAGACATTCTAGAAGTTAGAAACTGGTTGGAATCTCCTACAACTAGGAAGGTTCTTGCTACGTACAGACTACATAAAAATAATAAGCTACAAGAGTTAGTAAAGGAAGCAAGTCGAGGAGAAGAACTAGCAGCAGCTAAGTTAGCTAGTCAAATAGAGATTTTAGATGACCTATTAACATTAGACACGTTTTTACATTTTATAGACCGAGTAGATATGTTAAGAGGAGAAGAGAGCAATGCCTAAGGCGGTTGGAGGACACATTGTAGTTAATGTACTCCAGATTAAGAAGAAGACGAAGGGTAGTATTTTACTTATAGACCAGACCTCGGATAGAGAACGGGACCACCTGTCTATAGCTAAAGTAATATCTATGGGGAACGTAGCAGTTAAAGACACCCAAGGCGATGTAAATGTTGGAGACATTATCCAGTTTACTCGATATGGTGGTACAACTCTGCTGTCTTCTAAAGATATAAGGTGCTTATCTATCAGGTATGAAGATATTTGCGCTAAGTACACCCAAGAAGAGTTAGATTTATTAGAGTTCGATTTGTCAGAGACTAAAACTGATGATTCAGAATACAAAGAGATCTTAAAGCAGATAGAGAGGTAATATGACAGAGTTAATGTTGGACCAAACAGTAAGTTCTACAGAAGAGGTATCGACTCAGGTCGAAGAGCCTACGGTAGAATCTACAGTAGAGCAAGAACCTTTAGATAGTAAGGTTGAACGGTTAGCTAGGGAGCAAGGGTGGAACCCTAAAGAAGAATACAGCGATGACCCTAAAGACTGGGTAGACGCTGCTGAGTTCTTAGCTAGAGGGGCTGAGTTTAGACGTAGACAAGCGTTTAAAGCCGAAGATAAGATTAAAGCCCTCGAAGATACAATGTCTAAGTTTCAGGAACACTTAAGTAGAACTGAAAAGGCAATGTACGAGAAAGCCGTGAAGGAAGTGGAAGAGCGTATGTCTAAAGCTAAAGCTGCTTATGACTTCGACTCTTATGAACAAGCTAGGCAAGAAAAAGAAAAATTACAGAATAACGTTCCCTTAGCAGATCAAGAAGACTTAATTGCCCAGAAATCGTTTTTAGAAGCTAATCCTTGGTATGTCAACCCTCAGACTGAGTCAGAACTAGAACTTAAAGCCTTATCGTTAGCGTATGAGAATTTATATATCTCTAAGAACCCTAATTATAAGATGAAAGATTTAGCTGCTCACTTAACCGAGAAGATGTCTAAGGAGTTAAATAAGCGCATGTCCAACGAAACTAGGAGTACTCCAGCACCAGTTGCTCAGGTAGGGTCCAAAACACAGTCAGCTCCAAGACCTTCCAGTAATCTCCCACACCCTAAGTTTGGGAAGTTATCAGACGGTCAAAAGCAGGCTTTCTTACAATTTCAAAAGTATGTCCCCAACTTCAATGCGGACAGCTACATAGATTCATTAGAGAAATCAGGTCAAATCAAATAGAGGTAATATATGACAACAGAGAGTAAAAACAATAAATCAGATACCACAACAATTGATGACTTCAACGCTCCTAGACAGCGGAATCGCAATCTAGAGGCTAGAGGCCCATTGTATATCCCCACAGAGCTATTACCTAATGAGAGGTACCACAGATGGGATTACTACAACTCATTAAATGCCACTAATATGGAAGGTTTAGGGTACAAGTTAGTCAATGTGGCTAACCCCATATACTCTAGACTCAAAGCATATGCTGCTGGTAGAGGATGGGTTCACGGTTCGATTATTGTTCATAAAGGAAAAGACGTAGAGTTAGCTTTATTTGAATGTCCAATAGAGATTAGAAAACAAGCAGACGATGAAATTAAAAGAGAATCGTTAGAGAGACGTAAAAAAACTAAGCCGGAAGGTCTTGGTGTGCACACTATAACACATAAAGACGTTTCCGATAAACAAACAATTGATTATTTAGATTAAAGGTGAATTGATATGGCAGGTGGATTATTTCCAACTCGAATGGCAAATGGCGCCGAGAAAATCCCTGTAAGACTGTACTATGCAGCTTCTGGTGATTCTGGAGCTATTTTTATTGGTGATCCAGTTATTAAAGTAACGGATGCAGCTAACTCCTCTGTAATTACTACAGCAGTAGGTCGGCATAAAGTAGGGTCGCTTAACAAAGTAACTAAAGCTACGATGGGTGATGGCAATGCTATTACTGGTGTGGTTGTCGGTATTGAGCCTGTAATTACAGACTTGACCGTAAACTACAGAAAAGCTTCTACTGAAATGGTAGTTATGGTAGCTGATAGCCCAGATACTCTGTTTTCAGTACCCTCTGAAACAGCTATCACAAATGCTATCGGTAAGAACTGCGTTTTTAAAGATGGTGGTGGTAGTACTTCTACAGGTAAATCTGGTGTAGTTATCAATAACACCTCTGACGCTCCTGCTGCAGATTCTTCTAACCAGGCAGTTATTGTCGGGCTGGTATTACAACACGGTAATGATTTGACAGATGCTAATTGCTTATATGAAGTTAAAATCACGAATCACACCGAAGCTCAACAAAACTTACCTATCGGTATATAACATAAGAGGTATTTAAAATGGCAGGTATTATTTTACCGAGAGACCTACTTCCAGGTCTTGCAGTTGCAATGAGTGGGGCTTATAAGGAAGTTGTCCCTGAATGGAAGGCTATCTACAAAGAGATGCCAGCAGACAATATGTCTAAATCTGAAGCTATGTCATACGCAGGTATGGATTTGCCGGTTGAGAAACCTCTCGGTGAAGACATCTCCTACACCAGTATGTCTCAGTTATACAGATCTGAACTTGTGTATACTCCCTATGCTTTAGGTTTCAGTATTACCCATGAAGAACTTCAATGGGGCCAACAAGTTAAGGTTGGAACACAAAGAGCTAGAGAAATCGGCCGAGTGTTTGCTGTTATGCAGAATATTCGTGCTGCTGACGTTCTTAACTTAGGCTTTAGCCAAGCAGCGTACCATAGTGGTAATGAAGGTTCTAACCTTTTCGCTACTTCGCACGCTATTGATGGTGGTACAACGTCTAACAGAGCTTCTGCTGATGCTGCTTTATCTGAAGCTGCCTTAGAACAAGCTATCCTTGACGTAGAAGCTATCAAAGATAACAAAGGCTATAAAGCAGGTCTTAACGCTCAGAAGTTAGTAGTTCCTTCAGTCCTTCAGTTCGATGCTCACCGTATCGTTAAATCTGATGGTCGTGTTGGTGTTGCTGATAATGATCTTAACGCTCTGAAATCTATGGGTAAACTCCAAGATGTAGTAGTTATGAAGTACTTAACTTCTTCTACTGCTTGGTTCTTAACCACAGATGCTCCAGACTTTGAATCTTTGATCCACATGGAACAAGAAGCACTCAACTTGAAGGAACAAGAACACTTTAACTCTATGGACATGAGAATGAGAGCTTACCAGCGGGATCTGTTTGGTTCCTATGGTTTCCGTGGTGTTTACGGTTCAGCAGGCGCATAACCTGTACTGTAGTGGGGCAACTTGGATGCCTTACTTCCAATCTTTACTTTAAGCAAACGCAAATCGACACACAAGGACGTGTGATTGCTTAATTAGGAGCATAAAATGTCTTCTTTTCAGAATAACGTAGATATTCAAGACCATGATGCGTCATCCAAAGGGTTGAAGCTGGCTGGTACTTTAGTAACCTCGACAGCTGCCGAGCTAAACAAGTTAGATGGTGTCACGTCAACTACTGCTGAACTTAACTTAGTAGATAACGTTGCCGCTAACGTAACTATAGCCTATGCTGCCAGTGCTACTACTGACGGTATTGAAGCTACTTTTACCGTTAAAGATGCTGCTGGCTCAACAATTGCCGCAATTCATAACCTCCAAGTCTGGATTTCAGACGATGCTGATGGTTCTGGGTTGACTGCAACTGCTGCGTCTGGCGCTTTAACCGCTGTAACAGGTACTATCTTAACTGCTTTGACAGCTAAGAAACATGTTATCTGTAATACGGCTTCTACAGGGATTCTCAAGCTTTTGTTGGTAGACTCTGCTAACACTGCCGGTGAACGTTTCTGTGTAGCTAACCCAGTTAATGGTAAACCCATTGTCGGTGCTGCTACTGTAGCTGGTGATTACGAAGGTGGAGCATAATTCACCTTAAAATAAAACAATAAGGACTATTTGCCAACTGGGAAGGCCTAATTTTCCCGCAGAAATCTTCGATTTTGAGGACTCTGCGTATATAATTGATTATAGACAATTCAATAAGGTATACTAAAAGATGGCTAA